CAATTGTGTAGGTATGGAATACAAATTTGTTATTAGTGTCTAAAAAACGTTCTAAAAACAGTCTCTGACCTGGTCTGATAACAATACCCGTAGAGGAAATATAATTTCCATTTAATTTGATTTTTGCTAAGATTGAGATTGTTTTGGGGTTGTAGAGTTCAATTTCGAATGTTTCCCCTTCATTCATGTATAGGTTTACACCGCCATATACTTTAAGTCTCGACTTTCTTTTTGTTACGTGAGCGGTCGGATTACTCACACTTGTTGCGTAATTCATTTTTTTTAATTTTACAATAGTTGATTGACTATGTTACCAATACCATCGTATCCGTGAATACTCAACAGTCGTTAAGACTGGGGACTGATAAACTAAAATCTAAAAATAAATATAGTAAGAAAATATTTTGATACAATAGATAATTTCTTTATCTTTGTCACAAAACCCACATGATGAAAAATATATTGATAATCATTTTATCTCTAATTTCATTCAATTCTTTTTCACAAAAAAAAGAGGAAAGAATACAAATCATAGATTCGGTATCAAAAGTTATAAAAAAACACGTGACTTTTATTTCATGGTATGTGGAGAACGATACTGTAAAAATTACTCAATTTACAACATACGATAGGGTTACTAAAAAATATATTCACTTTAACTCAGAAGATATACAAAAATATTACCCCACACTAAACACAACTAAGATTCAATTTCCATTGGGTGGTGCCCACAGGAGCGACGTTGATAATATTAATCGTATCCAACCCATCCACTTTGGGTATCGGCCCAATTTTTCCACTAGAAGAAACACCAATCGTTGATGTTAGAATTGCCCAAGGAAAATCAGGTCCCAAATCTTTGAGTAGTCTATCAACTCCGTTATTCCCTCTCTTTTGGTCGAATTTTCTAAAAGCATCCATATACGCAGGATTACTCAATGAAGAATCAGGACCAAATGTATTATTGAAAGATTCTTCCAAACCCCAAGCTCTCATGTCAGGTAACGCATCTTTCAATCTATTTTCATCAAAATTTAATTTGGTTATTTGATTTTGTCCCATCTGTTTAGGTAATCCAGCTTGACCATATTTTGCATATAGTGCAGTCCCAACATATATTCTGTATTCAGGTGTTCTAAAACCTCTGAATAATGTGTCACCATATGTTTTTCCGTTATATTCGAAATAAATTATATCGGGCATATAGAATGTATCAAACGAGAGAAATAGATTACCTTCACCTTTACCGATATTCCAAGGTACTACTTGAGTAAAATCTTGATCTACTGAAAGTGATCCTCCCGCAGACTGTAATGGCTTAACGTTACAGAATGTTTTTGTTTTTGTTGTAGTTGTTGTTTTACTACCAGATCCGACAATATCAAAATTTACAAATTGTTCTTGATTATATTTTTTCTTCTTTTCTTCATCTTTAAAATCTCCACTACCAGGACCCCCATATGGAGTCTTACCGATTGTGACTTCTTCCACGGACTTCGGTGATTTAATAAACAAAACCCCTTTCTTTATCAAATCGGGAAACAATTCTTGGAAATATTTTTTTACATTATTTGCTCTAGCCAAAGCCAAACTTCCCTTAGTCTCAAAACCTTTCGGGTTTGTAACCTTCGATTCTCCTGCTGATATGTTGATTGTAAAGTTACTCGAGTCACTATCTTGTATAAATTTTTCAATTTGAGGCTTCAATTGTTCTATTGCAGTCTTCACTGTTGGTGAGTCATACTTCCCATATTCAAACTTATTTCCCAAGTTTGTTGTAGGGAATTTATTTATTTTAGTCTCAGTATTTGTGATTACCTCGGGCTGTCTTTGTTCCTTTATCAGATAATGATTTTTGGTCGCACTCTCGTGCATCTGTAAAATTCTCGACATCTCAACCGAATCTATATTGAAGTTTTGTTTGATCATGTTTATAAATATCAATATAAAAAAAAGGGTCCCGAAGGACCCTTTTATATTTTGGTTAGACCATATTATCTCAACTCTCTCAAATCGAATGTTCTAACTCCATCAACTGTGATTCTACCATAGAAACGGTTGTTAACCATTTTCTTAGCGTATCTAGTCATGATACCCTTGATAGGTGTGAAGTTGAATGGGTTATACATTGTTGGTGTAAGTTGTAAAGGTACATATGGTGCGTAGATATAACCTGTGTCAAGTAAAGATGTTCCTTTGTGACCCAATAACACTTGGTTTGGTGGGAAGTAAGGATCTCTATAAACTTGGTATCTACCAGCAAGAGTACCAACTCTTTCGATACCCATGTTGTATTGATCTTGCTCAGGAGCTGCGTTTGATACGTGGAAATATTCCAAATCATCAAAAATTGCACTGATTTCAGAAGATACAACGATCCAGTTAGCACCACCTCTTAGAGTTGATTTGTGGATCTGAGCTGAAATTTGGTTGATTGCTGTGATAAGCGTTTGGTTCCAGTCCTTTTGTGTGTAAGGTACTGCGTTGCTACCCAATTGCTTCCATCCGTTGTAGTTCCATCTCAAGTTCCAAGCTGCACCTTTTCTAAGGTCTCTTAGGATCTCTCTATCGATTTCAGCTGCAACTTGCTCTGATAATAAAGCAGTCAATTCAGCTTCAGCATCGATGTTGTGGAATGCCGCAACGTCTTGAGCCAATTCAGGTGACCATTGAGCTCTTAGTTTTCTTTCAGTTACAGAAACTGTTACAGCCTGTAGATCGAAAGAAACCTCACCCAATCTGTCTTCGAATTCCATTTCTTTGTAAACTCTGTACTTACACTTGAATGCTTGGTTGTAGTCTGTGTTCACTGTTGTAGTGAATCCAGAATAACCATCAAGTGATGTTGAAGTTACTTCACAAGGAACTTGAAGATCAGCTTCAAGATAAATTACACCGTTTGCATCACAAACGTTGTTGTAAGAACCACCATTACCTGTTGAAGGGAATGTAGTAGTTGACTGACCACCGTATTGTACGATACCCTTACCATACACCTGTGTTACAACTCTGAATAATACTGGTGAAGATACACCTGAGAATCCGTTTGCAGTTGCGTTACTGATTGGAAGAACTTGTAGAGAAGATAAGAAAGCTTCAGTATCTTGTTCGTTACCATCTGGTCCGATCAATTGACCTTGACCTGCTGATTGGAAACCAGATAAAGCCATGATTACTTTTCTATAAGTACCTGCAACATATCCTGATTGGATAAGTGCGTTTCCTGCTGAATCCCATACTTGTGTTGAAGCTGTGAATGTCTGTGCAGAGAATGTACCTTTAGAATAGTCGAATAGACCTGGAGGATCCAAATCTGGTTCGTTACCTTCATAGAAAAGATCATAAAGATCTTTGTCATTTGTGTTATAACCTGCGTTTTGTGTAGCTGGTCCGTTTGGTGCCCCAAAAGGTGCGTAGTGATCACCACCATCTTGTGGTAATAATTGATCCGGAGACTGATATCTCTGAATGTGAGGTACGAAGTAGAACAACTTACCGATTGGTAGGTTCATAGCTTGTACTGAAACGATATCATTAGCAAGAAGTTTAGAGAAAACTCTTCTAACGATTGGGAAAACTACAGTCTCGAAAGAACCTGATGAGTCAGTCGTAGCTGCCTCATTGATCAAATATGATGCTTGGTTTTCGAAAAGCTGAGCAATGTTTTCCTTTGCGTGACCTTTAAGACCCTCTAGGAATCCTAATTTGTCCCATTTGTTGATAGTATCTTCCTTGATAACTTTAAGGTGCTTAAGACCGATGTTACCAACGAGACCTGATTCTAATAATGCTCCCATTTTTATTTGTTTTTGTTTTTAAATTTTTTATTACCCGATCTTACTCATCAAATCCTTAATTCTTAAGAACTGAGGTGCTTCGTAAGTCTTGTTTTCTATCAGATTAGTTGACGATCCTGTTGATACAACTTTTTCAATCTTACCAACCGATTCGTTGATTGATTTTGAAGGTGATGTTTCAGTTGTTGACAACTCGTCTTTTAGAGTTTTGTATAGATTTTTAGATTCTTTCAAAGACTCAACACTATCAAATCTTCTGAGGATGTTAATTTTTTCCTTCTTAGTTGTAGCGTGTTCTGTGAACAATCTTGTAGCGTATGCTAAATTTGAATTGAAGATCGCAACTTCATTTAATTTAGATCTGAAAATGTTGAGTGCTTTTCTGTACTCTTCATTTTTTTCTCTTAGTTGTTTGACTTCGATTTCAAGTGCTTCAAATGTTAGATTTCTGTTGTTTGTTATTCCTTTTCTAAGACCTCTAGATCCGTCTTTAGAACCAAACCCGTAAGTATGAGCAGCTTCTTTAGCTTCAACTTTCTTCTTAGTTTTAACAACTTTAGTCTTACCATCAGTATTTTCACCTTCTTTGTATTCAAACTTAGGTTTACCCATACCAACGCCTTTTGTTCCTTGCTTCATTTTTTTAGGTGACTTGTATTCAGTTTCACCATCATATTTGAAGTTAGGTTTTCCGATGCCCTTACCTACTGGTTTTACGGTCATCTTAGCCTCTTTTACTCCAACCTTTTTGTGGTTGTAAGATTCTTCTAAACCATCCATGTCTTCTTCCATGTCTTCGTGCATTTCTTCTTCCATGCCTTCTTCCATTTCCATAGCCATTTCAGGATCTATATCATCCTGTTCGTCCAACTCATCAACTTCTCCTCCCTCTTCCATCTCCTCGATGTCGTCGTCTTCATCGAGACTGATTTCATAAACAATTTCATCAACTTCTTCCTCTTCTTCATCTTCATCATCATCTTCTTCAAGAGAATGATCACCATCGAAAAGTTTGTTGACAATCATGTCGATTTTTTCATCGTCCATGTCTGAAGTTTCGTCAGATCCCATCATGTCCATAGGATTACCCTCTTCATCGAGTGTTTCATCAAAAGATCCCATATCCATGTCCTCTTCTAATGATTCTCCTAACTTAACAAGATATTCTGCATCCTGATTGTTATCAGTGATATGAATATCATCACCGTCTTTTTTCACGATGATTCCATCTTCTTCGCCCATTGCTTTAAAAATTTTAAGAATTTCTTCGTCCGATGCGCCTGTTAAGTCGATAGGACTTTCAGAATCCATGTCCATGTCCATATCAATGTCCATATCCACATCTTCTTCGTTATCAACGTCCATATCCATTTCATCTTCTTCAGGTGAAACTTCAATGTCTGTATCTATTTCTGAATCTAAGTCAACCTCTTCTTCATCATCTTGTTCTGAGAGAGATTCTTTTACCAGTTGTCCGATTTCTTCTTTCATTGTAGAACGAAGTATTCCTTTTGCATTTTCGGCGATTGCTTGTTCAACATTTTTCATTTGAATCAACGCCTCTTCAACAATTGATTTATTTTCTTGCATAATAAATTGTTATTATTTTAACTTATAAATAGTGTCTAAATTGAAAAAATTTAGGCTGATGCTAATATCATTGGAGTTTTTCCAAATGAGACTACTGTAGCGGTTGGATAATTTGTACTTATCCAAGTGAGGACGTTTGATGAACTAGTGTCGAATATTAAAAATCTCTGTGGAGAACCACCGTCGTTTAGGCTTACATTGAAGGCAGTTCCGTTACTATCGTTTACAACGACAGAAGCTGCAGTGTATGTTCCCACATTATATTGTGTAAGTCCTAATGAATTGGCAAGTGTAACCCCATCTTGGATGGTACCGCCTTGTATCAATTTTCCATTTCCTGATGGAGTAGTTAATAGGATATTCATATTTTTTATTTTATAAATATCCTCTAAATAAAAAAAGTGGTCTTAGACCACTTTCAATCAATTACTTCGTCAATCTTACTTTCTGATACTGAAGTTATTCTCCAATCATTAGAGAATTCCTCATATCGTTTTGTAACCTTTGCTTCTACATCGGTCACTGAAAATCCTTCAACGAGTTTTTCTTCTTTAATTTTTTTGATTTTACCCGTGTTTTCATCAGGTAAATCATAGGTGATTTTTGCAACAAAAAATTTTTCGTCCATAATTTTTAATTATCTTCCCAAATAATCGGTAAGTTTTTTCATTAAATCAATAGACTTGTTTCCCGGTGAAGTCAATTCAACAATTTTTTCCTCCTCTAAGTTTTCCTCATATTTCAATCTGTCCTCAGCGTTAGGAAAAAGATATGCACCAGGAGTTGATGGTGAAGATACCAAATCAAAACAAATAAGTTCGAAGTCCTCTTGTACCTCATTTCTTTCCCCTACCTTTTTTAAGGATCCTACCCCTCTTGAAGACACTCCCATGGTTACTCCTTGCCTCATTAAATTTGCTGCAATATCTCCTTTAGTTGATACAATTCCACTTTCATGAAAACCAGGAGATGTTAATAATTTTAATTTACCCATCAACACATTACCTTCCCACCAAATATCCGTAATTAGATGAGATACTCTATCAAGGTCAATCAAAGATGATTCTGGGTGATTCAGTTCAGAAGTTGAAAGACCTTTTTGAATTGTCTTCTTGTACTTTTCCGCTTCTCTCTTTAGTATATTTTCGGGGTAGAATCTTCCATTTCTGTTTGGAGTATTGGACTTTTGTAAAACCGCATAGAACTCGAACGGTTTTTTATAATCTCTTTCTTGAGCTTCTTTCAAAATTGATTCATTCAATTTATCAAGGGGTGACAAATATCCCGCATCCTCTTCGATCAGAATACCTTTACCTATTTCATGTGGACCAAGTATTTTATATTGTTTCATCAAAACTTTTTCTATAAATATACTTCCGACTTTGATTTTATTGGATTTCCATTTTTGGTTAGCGTAAAATCGAAATAATTGTTCTTTCTGAAATTTTCTGAATTGATAGCCGATACGAGTTTTTTTATTGAATCTCGTACAACGTTCGATTTGAAATCTAACTCTTGCGAGGTGAATAGATTTATTTCCAAATTCAAGAAAGACTTCTTACCGAATACAATTCCTGAAGTTCTGAGATCCAAGTCAACAATTGATTTGTCTTCGAATATTTGTCTGTCTAATTGATAATAAATTGTGTGTTTGATTTCACGACTAAAATTACATACAATTCTATTCCAATTCTCTGATATTATTTTGGGGTTGACCCATGATTGTATGTTTATGTAGATTGATTTTAAATTTTTGGAATCTACTGTTCCATAATTTACTTTAAGAGATTCGAAGTTATTTATTTTTGAGGTTTTTCCTTTCTTCATTTTGTTTCATATACAATAGTTTATTTTTAAAATATTATGAAAAAAGAATATAATTGTCAAAATTGACTTTTTGAAATATATGTTATTATGTTAATTATTGAAATCGGAAAAAACGAAAACATTGAAAAAGCACTCAAGTCTTTGAAATCTAAGGTCCTGAAGACTAAGCAACAAAAAATTCTTTTCGAAAGAAAGCAGTATGTTAAACCATCAGTAAAGAAGAGAACTGAAAAGCTTAAGGCGATTTATGCCCAACGAAAAATAGGAAATTAAATAGATTTTTCTAAAGAACTAATTCTCACGAAATTCATTTGATTGAACTCTTCATTTTTCAATCTATCAATCGTTTCAGATATTTTAGTTTTAAGTTCGAATTCGTCTTCGCTCTCTAATATTGTTTGCAATTTATTGATTGCACTTTCTTTTATTGAGGAGAACTCTTTTTCCAAATCATTTTGATCGGATTTAATAACTTTGAAAAAATCTTTTTTTGTAGACTCATCCATTGTCTCGATATAGTTTTTCAAAGTTTGGTTTGCAACCGAAACCATAGATGTCAACGGTAGGTTAATTGATTCTTCTAAAGATTTCGGCGATTTAGTCAAATTAGAAATAAGATTATTCTTAGCGAGAACCCTTTCAGAGATGTTCAAATTTTTAGTATAAACCAAAGTGTCCAAGTCTTTATATTTGTTATCAACCTTTTTTGGGCTGAATTTCGGCAACTTAGCATTTTCCAATATCGTTCTGATCAGAGATATACCTTCCTCCAAATATTCTTTCGCATCTTTTTCAGATAAAGATTTTTCTGAAACTAAATCATCGTATAATGAATATAATTTGGACAATGACTTATTAGTCAAAATATTAGTGTGAAATTCTTTCATCACACTTTTGAAATTTTTGGAATCTTTGTAAGATTCTATCAAGCTTTCTTCAATTATGGATTTTACTTCTCCGAAGGTCATGGAACAATATTTTTTTATAAATATTAGGAGTTTAGTAAGTTGTCTAACTCTTTTTCAATTTCACCTAAATATTGTTGTCCGTGACTCAAATCTAAAATTGTTTTACCCTTAATCATATCAGAATCGAGTAATATATTCATATTGTCGAATCGTGATTCGGGAACTGTTGCTGCCGCTTCACCCTCAGGTGCCGCTTCAGGTGCCAGAGTTTCCTCACCAGGAAGTGCACCACCTGTTTCAGTTGGTAATGCGCCTAAAGCCGGTTCTGAAACTTCTTCACTTGGTGTTGCTCCCGCTGTGGCTGTGGATCCTGTTGTTGAACCATAAAGCTTATCGATGTTGTCAAATATTCCTGTCTTCTGAATTACGGCTGGAGTATTTTTCAATTCTTCTCCTACTGCCTTCTCAATTCTTTGTTGTTGTAGATCTAATTTGATTTCCTCATCAGACATTCCGAGAATATGTTTTTTAGCCCATGTAGATGATACAGGTTGGATACCGTTTCCAGGATCGGAAACAGCATCTTTGTAAAGTAGAACTTTCTCTTTCCAAACATCGATTTTCAACAAGTCTGCTTGGGTAGATGGGTTTGTAAGACCTAAAGTAAAGTTTGCAATTTCCTCTTCGAATCCATTAAGGAATAAGTGTATGATTGCAATTTTATTTAATTCTTGCAACATACTTTTTTGAATCCTATTGATTGTACGTGCGAAACGGATGTCTTGTAATGACAAGTTCTTTCCGTCCCCAACAACTTCTTCAAACCCCAAAAAGGCTTTTGGAACACGTAATGCTGTCAATAATTTCTTTTGAATATATTCAATATCGGCAATCTCGGCCAAGTTTTGTGCCCCAGGTAAAGTATCAATTGGAGATGGTGCTGCAGGATCTCTAACAGGAACGAAGTAATCTTGGTCAACAGCCATTTGGTTGAACCTCATATCCACGTTACCTGTCTTCTGATCTAAGACTTGATCTCTTTTGAATTTATTTGCAACACGTTGAACATATGCCTCAACATCCTCGTCATTCATATTACCAACAAACACTTTGAATATTCTTCTTTCAGGTGCTCTTGAGGTACGATAAATTAGCATCGCATCTTCAGATAGTAACAATTGTTTCCAAATACGTCTTGCCTTTTCTAACATAGAGGTACCATAAGGTAATTTTCTATCATCACCCAAAAGTCTGAAGTGAGCGATCTCCCATGATTGGAATTCCATGTTTTTGTTTTTCCACTTGAAGTGAAGGGCTCTTTGTGCGGTAGGGTCTTCCAAAGACTGAGCTCTTTTTTCGTGCATACCTGCCTCAACTCTTTCGATTTCTATATTTGGTAATTGTTGTACACCAACAACACCTTTTTCAGAATCTAATTTTAAGTAGACAAAGTTATCACCATACTTACAAGTGTTTCTTGTCCACATAGGTAAGTTTGTGTTGATATCCAAAGTATTATTGAATAAATCAGCCAATACCCCTTTTATTCTTTTAGATTCTGAATAGATCTGTAATATAAATCCGTCTTCGTTTGTTGTTGTAGATTCCTCAGCATAGATGTCTAACGCTGCAGATATTTCAGGAGTATACTCCATTGATTCATAGTCATATACTGAAGCCAATCTAGTTGGTTCATAATAAACGGCTTGGGAATATAAGTTATTTTCAACCTTTGCCCATTGGTTTGATAGATAAAACGTTTGTTGAGCTTGGAGTTTTTCTTTTTCGTATTCGGCTTTATTTTGGGTTTTCAACAAAACTTCCTTATCGAAATGAAAAGTAGGATAATCCTGATTTAGGAGCGCGTTAGGTCCAAATGCAGCAGAAAGTCGTTGCCATACCGTTAGATTCTTACTATCCATTTTACAATTTTACGTGTTACGTTGATAATATAAATACTTATCGACCCCCAAATAACCACCCGTATTTCCTGTAGTCCTCTTTGGACGCTTCATTGATATATCTCGGATTGTAATTTCCCGCCACAGGTATTGTAGGATTAAAAAAATCGGATCTCATCTTGTTCTCACTACGTTCTGTGTGCCAAGAATCAATCATTACTTTTGTTTGCTGAACTACTTTCTGTAAATTTTGGAATGATGTGTCCCCAACGTAAATTGCCATTGCTATTGACATGATTGTGTCATCATGATGGCCTTTTTGGTGGTCAGGTCTACCATTGACATAAATGAACTTACCCATTTCATTTAATAATCTTTGGGATCTAATTTTGAAACTGTGTCTGAGTCCCTCTTCCAATGCAGCTATAATCTGAACTCTTTTTGCATTAAAGTTAATACCGGGTATTTTTTCGTCCCTCTTTGGGTCCCATTTATACTTATTTCTTTCTGTCAACCCTTCCACATATAAATTTTTGTAACCTAATTCCTGTAATTTTCTTGCTGTTGCAACTCCCATTCCACCTGTCAGATCGGTAACAATCATTGCATTATACATCTTCCCCCATTTGTAAGCAATCTCAGCCAAAACATCAGGTGGTGTTTTCCCCACGTATTCGAATACTTGTTCTCTATCATCAAAATCTATTATTTGAATACAAGAAAAATCTTCTGAGTCACCTCTAGAAACGTCAACACCCATGATGTATCTGTGACTCATAATAGGATCTTTCCAAATCCATAAATTCCCCGCCATCATTTTTCCATCAGGGTCTTTTATATCGTTGTCTTTGATTTTCGTAAGAAGGGTTGATTCGAATACATTGTCACCCGAACCTAAGAAGTTACATTCAAGTTCCTGTGCAACTTTTCTTTTGTCATACTTCAATTTTTTTACCATCCCTTCAAACCACGAAGAACATGGTTTATACCCTTTGGAAACATAATCTTTAACAACATCATAGTCTCTTTCGTAGGCATTTTCCACTGATAGGTCTATCACTTCAATATTCTTGTAGTTTTCACGATTTAACAGATAATCCGTAAGATCATCACATTTTACCATATACAGATCTTTGTTGTATCTCGGATCCTTGTACCAAAACATCTCTGAAACTTTGAATGTATTCATGTTTCTTAACGCTTGTTCGTAGATTTCATAATAAATGGGGTCATATCCATTTGGAGTTGAGATTACAATTACTTTACCTCCCGTTGATAGAGAGGCCATACAAGCAGCCCAAAAGTCATCGTCTGCCTCAATGTAGGCGGCTTCGTCAAATATCAAAATGGTTGGGGTATATCCACGTAGGGCGTCTTTTGATGTTGCAACAGCCTTAACTTCACAATTGTTTGTGAGTTTGAAATGTCTTTGTGAGTTTTTTTCCTGTGAGAACCCAACACCTACCCAAGATGGCCATTGTTCTGTAAAACTTCTAACCTTATTTGCAAATTCTACTGCCGTATCGAGTTTGTTTGCAATAATCAATATCTTTTCAGGGTTGTTTTTCTTTGCGAAAACTAACTTTTTGGATGACCATGCTGCGGTTACTGTCGAAACACCAGCCTGTCTGTATTTCAGGGCGATGTTTTCATTGTAGTTGTCGTAATCCTCAACTAAGGTCACTTGGTCAGGGAATAAATCTAAAGGAACATACTTTTTGACAGTATTATCAAAAGTTTGTAAGTAGGTTCTCATCGCGTACGGAGTGTTTTTCATACACTTCGTCACTTCGATAATTAATTGTTCTTTAGTCACTAAAAATTATTTGGGTCTCGATATACCCAAACTACCCAAGAAGTCATCTAATCCCTCATCGTCATCTTCATCATCAGATTCGATATTGTTGTCTTCCTTATAATCTTCGAATTCTGATTTGAGATTTTGAGCTTCTTTCATGATTTCTTCAAATTTTTTGGTGGCTTTTTTATTTTTAGCCGAATCTTCGGATATAGCATCTCCAATGATTTCCAAAAACTCTTGAGCGGGAATTTGGTATAGTAAGATATGGAACCAGTTTATCAAC